AACAGTTTTCCAACTCATATATTTTATAGTCGTTATTACAATCTCCACATATCGGGTCTGAACAACCTGAGCTCATAATTTCTGTTGGATATACGTATGTTGACGTTGAGCCTGACGCAGTGTCTCCTGTTAATATCGCGAAGGTATAACAAAGTGAATTATATAAGAAAGTGTCACCAATAGAAACTGAAGTGGTTCCTGAAACCGAAGCAACTATATCAGGTAAGTTTAAATTTTCACAACATCCTGTCGCAATATAATAATCAAAATCACCACTTGTTCCTCCTCCACTTATTGGGTTATCTTCACAACTTTCAAGAGCAACTTCATTGGCGACGTCAAGAGCAAAATCATCAAAACCTATATTATAAACATAATTAGATGATGTCGCAATTAGTTCTAACTGATTAAAGTTTGGTTGTGTACCCGCTAGTCCTGCGGAATCAGTTACACCAACGGCCTGTATTTTATACTGAATATTTGTTCCATTAAAGGTACCCATACTTAACTGTGAAGCCACCTGAGCCGCGTTAAATGTGGTGTTACCAACGTTACATGGTAAGATTGTGTCGTCAATAGTAGTATTTGTTATTACTATTATATTTTTTTCTGCATTAGGGTTTGAACCCGCACCTGTTAAAATATCTGTCGCCTTTATCAACCCATACGCCAACATACCATTACCTCCCAATGGTGATGCTGAGTTAATTGCGGACACAAAATTACTGTAATTATCTGTTAATCCTATTATTGGTATTACTCCTGTACCTAAAGCATCACAACTGTTAAAGAATATCGCACTTATTTGTGTTGTGCCACTATTCATATTACCCTGTAAAGTTGTCGCAATATCTATAACACCGTCTTTAATAACATTAAAGTCGTCACTAAGATTAAATGTTCCTGCTATCATTACAACTATGTCCTGTTCAGGACAATCTTCGACAATACATTCACAATAATTTTCCAAACATATATCTGATATAAAGTCACCTATTCCTACTGTTAAGTTTGTAGTTATTGCACCTGAGCCCGCCCAAGTTGAGTCATACCACCAACACGTATTATTAAATGGTAATCCACTTTGCTCTGATGGTAATGTCCCACCTGAATAAATTACACTAATACTTTCACTATTAATACAACAATTTCTTAAGTATATTCTACTCAAATTGGAGCAATCACATCTTGGGTCTGTACAAGTAGTGATTTCTGTGGGATTAATTGTATAGAGTGAACTACCACTAAAAGTGTCTCCTGTTAAAGATTCAATAGTATAACAAAGACCATTAAATATAAAAGTATCAACGTTATATGTTGGTGTAGTTCCAGTATCTAATGCAACGACAATATCTGTTAAACCTAAACTACCACAACAGGGTGACGCTTGGTAGTAATTATAACTGTCTCCAGTTAATGGATTTTCATCACATATATTTGCAGTAATTCCTGTTGCAATAAAATCAACAAAATCAGAAAAGACTGCTGCATTATATTGAAAATTCTCACCTGAAGAAAGAGTATTTAATTGTGCGTTATTACCATTTACAAGATTTACTGTACTAATTTTTATTTCTACGTAATCTGTGACGCTACCTAAAGGAGATGCGTATAATCCAGCCTTCATTTGATTACACAATTGTGTAGTGCTTTGTGTTGGGCACCCTGCGGTCCCTCCATTAACAAAATCACTAATACCTCCGTCAGTTATTAAAATTATAGATTTTGTTGCATCTAAGTTATCAACTGCTAATAAATCATACGCATTAGATATAGCATTAGAGCAATATGTGAATCCCCCATCATCATTAGCGTTATTAATTGCTGCCACAAAGTCATTGTAATTACTTGTTAACCCAATAACTAAATCAGTATTATCACAATCCGACCATTTTATTGCAGATAACCTGACTTCACCCAATTGCATTAAACCTTGTACGCCATTGGCTATTTCTATAACCCCTTGTTTTAGTATTGCCCATTCAGAACTGTTAATACTACCTGATTGGTCCATCAATATAACAATATCTTGTGGATTACAAGCACTTAAACATACATCACAATCTGCGAATTCAGTAATTGTAGTTTCCACATATATCGGCTCGTCTGTCTCAACTTCATCTATAAATGTCATACATTGTACTGAACCGTCAGTAAGTTCAACGCTATATACACTTCTAAGTGTGGGTGTAAGCCCTGTCGAATATAATACATCGGGTAATAAACACTCTGTTTGTGCTGAAAGTGTGTATGAAGTAGCGTTACTCTGCCACCATAACCAAACCGCAACTTCAGTTGCTCCTGCACCTCCCGCAACCGCGGTTTCTACCATCCACGGGGCATCTGCATAATCATTATCTAAACCAAAATGATATAAATTTGTAGCCAACAATGAATTACTACTTACGATTGTAGTTCCAGTGTTCATCATCGGTTGTAAATCACATACAGTAAAAATTTGTGTAGGTACTGTATAATCAGTGCCATTATAATCTTGTATTGCCGTACCACCAACATATGGTACTAGTACTGAATTGTCAAAAGGAGTACACGCACTAAATCTTTGAGCTAATGGAAAATGTATATCGGTACATCCGGTACAAGTCGAGTAATCACCTGTAACTGATTCTATAGTTAGTGGGTTTGTTATATCTCCCTCACAGTCTCTATATAAACCCTCATAACGATAGCACGATTTTTCTCCATTAGTTGCTTCAACAAAATAAAATTGTCCCTCTGTATAAGTAACACTGTTATCGTAGAAATAACTACATCCTGAAAAATATGTAAAACATTCAGGATAGTCATTTAACACAATATTGCCTTCGGGTGTCGAGTATTCTCCTAACGCATTTAAGATGTCAGTGGTAGTTATTATACCATCATTATTATAATCCAAAAATGGGACGTTTTCAGGTGTTGGCGTTAAAACGTGATATAGTAAAGCATTAAATAATATGGTGGTACTTGCGCTATATACTATTCCATTCTCAGTATTAGCAGTAGTCATTAATGGTAATAAATCACAAACAGTATATATTTCTAGTGGCACCTCATATGTTATAGGACATAAATTATCCTCCCATGTAATTTGAACGTCACTACCCGTGTAAAGTGAACCATTAATGAAAACAGTTACTGATTGAACACATGAATACTGTAATACTTGTGTTGGAAGTATATCTAATACTTGAGTAGTTATATTAGGTACTCCAGTATTTTCATTTAAATTACATATTTGTATAATAAGAGTGTAGGTGACTGATGTTGAATTATTTGTTATTGTTACTCCACTACAAGCGTCACCACCAGGAGGAGGTGCTTGATATATTGTAGTATCGTACTGATACGGATAAGGTATGTCATCGTTTTCAAATGAATCATCTCTACAATCACAGAACAAATGATAATCAGGACAACCACTAGGAGTAGGTGTCGGCGTATGTGTTGGAGTCGGTGTGAGACTAACAGGAACACTGATAGACGGTGTAACAGTAGGTGTAGTTGTTAATGTTGGTGTCAGAGAAGGGCTTGGGTCAGGACATTGAGGACAGTATGGTCTTAATTTTTCACATGATTCTTCAAAGGTATCTACAAAATCTGTTGCAGATTCTGTGGTAGAATATCCAACATATGTATAACAATTTCCACTGTATTCTATAGCGTTGTTAGTATGTCCAGGAATCCAACCATCACTTAAATTAACACCTAAATATATTTCAGGTATTTCACTTAATGGAGTGTTGTTTGAATAAAAACAGCAAGGATAAAACACACCAACTCTATAATTATTACAATTACAACTCACACATACATTACTTATGATGTTACCAACCTCAATTATTGCCGTTGTTCCTCCACTATACAAGTTATTAGGTGGATTAAATAAACTGTAGCAATTTCCATCTAAGTAGAATCCGTCATTTGCACTATACGTATATGAATCAGGTATTGCCACATATACATCAGGTAAGAAACTATCACCATTTAAGGTACAACAATGTTCTGCCTTATAAAAATCAAATGAAACACCGTCAAATGGATTTTCATCACATCCAACATCCGCTACTTGTTGAGCCACTGTGGTTTCCCAATCATTAAATGTAGCCGCTGAAAAATAATTTTCTTGACCTGAAGCAATATTAATTAATTGACCTGGACTACCCGAGCTTATATTTACGGCGATAATCTTAATGGAGTCTAATGTTCCATAAAAACCTAGTTTCATTTGTAAGGCCATTTGTGTGGCACTTATACCACTACAAAATGTATTGTTATAATCAGCTAAACCTCCGTCAGTGATTAATATAATTGTTTTGTCTGAATTTGGGTTTGCATTTGAACCTCCTAACTGTGAATAAGCGGTGTCAAGGGCACTTGTCGCGTAAGTACCTCCCCCTCCATAACTTGCGTTATTGACTGCGTTTACAAAACTTGTGTGATTAGTAGTTAAATTACTTATTAGTTCGACACCTCCACACTCACCCCATTTATACGCACTTAACTGTATTAATCCTACGTCCATTTGAGATTGTAACTGATTAGCAATCTCCACAACACCATTTTTCATTAATGTGAAATTAGGTGAAGTCACACTACCTGATTCATCTAAAAGTATTACAATATCTTGAGCATCACAAGTATCTATACATGAATCACAATCAGTAAATCCACTAACACCAATAACACCTGATGTTGCGATAGATGTATATGTGTCATAATAGTAAAAACAGTGAAAATTACCATAATTATCTTCAAATAAAATACTATCTGAACCCGAATAAGGACTAGCTATTGGGTACTTAATAACAACTATATCTCCACTACCGTCAGTTAAAGATGGCCTAGTATCATCTCCACACTGTCTATATTCATTAATTTGTGGTGCAACTACTGTATTACCAAAACTTGTTTCACATCCTTCACAATCATCAAACTCAACAAAAGTACATTCGTCTGAGTTATACTCTTCTAAAACTTCATCCGTGTTTTGTTCTATATAATAACATCCACTTTCAATACCTCCACATTCTATGAACCAAACTTCACCAACATTTAAAGTGGTTGCACCTGTAAAGTTAACCCGATATCTTAGGTTTTTATTGCAACTTTGTAATATGAATTTTGTAATACTCATGCCGTACAATTAATATTTATGTTGACACCTGCATTTATTTGCAAATTTTTATTAGTAAAATCATTATTACATCCAATATTTGATACTGTGATTGTACTTCCGTTTATACTATAGTCCAATCCGTCCTGAGATAAAGTACTTAGTGAACTTTCAACTGCAGTTAACCATTGTTGACTTGATGGGTAATCTCCTCCACCATAACCTGTATAAAATAAGTCCTTTCTTAACAAAGTACCACTTAATCTAATATCAACGTACCACATACTAGTAAGAGTGTTCAACGTACAATCACTAACATTATAACCTTCACCCGCAACCGCAGTATTAATACTATTTATTAAGGTACTCTGTGGATTTGTTAACCCGATATCACAACTAAGTGTTTGAGTAACACAGTCGGCACCTAATAACTGTCCTGTAAATGTGCATGGTATACAAGGTATTGGAACTAACTCACACCCTCTCTGTCTTCTCCAAACTACTTTCTGTCTTTGGAGTACATTATTTTCCATTTTTTGTCCTCCCATCCAAATGGTAGATGCGGGAATCATTTGTTCAATAAGTTTCATCCAATAGTCACCAATACCATTTGTGAAATCAATCATTTTTTGGTAAGTGTACTTGTTAGATGGTATTCCTACATTCTCTTCTGACTGCATATATTTCCAATACACAGATTGTAGTGTGGGGTAACCACCTCCCTTTCCGTCAGTAATAGTTTGTCGATTTCTAACATTAATCATATTACGATAGAAGGTTTGCGTAAACTCAAAGAAGGTTTTTTCTTTTGGTTTTGGATTAATAACTGTCCAATCTGTACCTTCAGGGTAAGGGTATGGTGAAGTTAGACCTGTAGACGGGAAAGGGTAATTATATTTTTTTGACATATCCCATATGTCATATATTATTCCCTGACCCATGTTTAATCCCAAGTCAATATTTTTTCTATTTAATACTAATCTTTCGTCTTCAACAATATAATATGCGTTGTACCCTGCTTGTGTATTTCTTCTAAGTCCTGTCTCATTATCAGTCCATGATTTGTTATTATCTTTTATAGATGTAATACCAAATCCCAAATCCATATATGGGAAATGTCTAAATCTATTAAAGTATTTTTCTCCATAAGTGAAAGGCTCTAATGTAGTCTGAACATCAGGGTTTTGTCCTGTAAATACTGAATTAGTTGTATCTATTCTTACGGGTGCTCTGTGTTCAGGTGTTTGTTCATACCAACCCGAACCTTTTTCAAAGAATATATCTTCTGTTGGTGTCATAGATGTTGGGTATCCACTATTATCAACTGGATAATCTCCTCTTGTAGTATCTACGGGAGTTATTGATAGCTCAGTGGTAAATCCTGTATATTGTACACCCTCAAAACTAAATGTAACATTGGGGTCTAATACCGGTGTTTCAGTAGTTTTAGTTCCCCCTGTTATTGAAGCGTATTCTTCATTAAATCTATCAATATTAATAGGTCCATCAGCAAGATATATTGTCTCATTAAACTCAATTAACGCCTCAGGGGCTCCAATCATTCTCATTAAAGCCTCTATAGACCTTCTTGTACCTTTAGATTTAAATAGGTATGCAGAATTTAAAATTAAATTTCTATAGTATTGGTAGTCTAATTCTGTAGGTGTCTTATCCCTTGTTTGACCAGGATAAATGGATTGGTTTTTAGTTCCAAATATACTCTGTAAAAAATTATCGTTTGTAATTAGAGATATATTAGTATCCCAACCTAATGTTTGTGCTAAATTTTGTAGAAGTTGTGATGGTATATCATTTTTAACTGTATAATTAACAGAATTCATATATGCCAAAGCATCGATAAACTTTTTAGTTTCATCAAAACTTCTACCATATAGTTGTAATACTTTTTCTACTTTTTTGTCCTGAGTATCAAAGTCTTTAAAAGCGCCTGTTGTTAAAAATCTTGAGATTAAGTTTGCTCTGAATTCGTCAATCTCATCGGCTATTCTATTTAAACTTTCAATATATGCCTCAAATTTTCCTGTTCGGATATCTAAGTTCCAAAACCCGTCTAATGGCCAAGTAACTTTCTGCCTAGTTTTATAAAAAGTACCATCATCACTTTCCCTCATAAACTCAAAGTCTGCAGTGTATTTAGGTGAGACAAGTCTATTTAATAAAAAATCTTCAACTTCATCAAATGGGTCTTTAAATGCCTTTTCAGTTTCAAATTTATTAGGTTTTAACAATATACTTTTTGTTGAGTTAACTTCCCCGCTAAATGGATTACCTTCAACAACTACAGTCACCGTACCGGCAGAAAGTCTAGGTGAGGCATCAAAATCAACAAATTTATACTCAGTTTCCAAATCTTGGAAAAACATAGCATATTTTAAGAAGTTTTTGGTTAAGTTTCTTAATGGACTAACCTCCAATGGTCTAACTGATATGTTACGGTCAGCATTTTCAGAATAATCAATATCAAAATTATTTTTAAATCTAGTAACATCTAAGTCAAAAGTAGTTAAACCTTCAACATCATCATAAGATATATTATATGCGGTATACCCTGTAGTTAATCCATAATAAAATTTATCTATCTGAATAGAAGCAGGAAAATAATTTATTATCTTAGTTATTGACGATGAAAATCTTTTTCTTATCGAGCCATACAGTGTAAAATTTGTTACCTTGGATATGTCAAAGTTTGGGTATACCCTAAAGTTTTTAGCCATAATAAGTTTAGACTCTTCTAAACTATTAAAATCTAAATCGTTAAGAGATATTGGTGCCGAAAACACTCCCGTATCAAAAGTTCTATTAACTTTTTCAACAACGTTAGTGGTAAACTCAAAATTTCCTTGCGTAAGACCACCACCATCAACCAGCTGAAATCCTACGAGTTCATCTGAAAAAGTCCCCCTAGCGTTAGGGGGAGCAGGTGGGTATCTATATTTATTGTCGGCCATTATCCTGTGATGTTTGTAAAGTTTTTACTAAAGTCTATATTACCACCTCGGTCTTGTCGTACCTCGTATAGTAGATTATTAAACTCATCACGAATTTCATATAAGTTGTATTGCTTGTAAATGTTAAGGTTACTATCATATAATGTGTATACACCGTCTTCAATAGACTTAGTCTGATTACCGTAAAGAGCAATTGCTAATGTATCAATATCATGTTCAGCCATTTCTATCTCTACACTTATCGGATTAAAAAATGTATTTGTTATGATAATATTTTGATTTGGTTGACCAATGAATGGTGTTGCGTTTGGCTTATTAGAAGGGGCACTAGCCGGTGATACGGTACAAAATAATAAATCACTACCGTTTTCAACATACCTATATCTAATCGATTTTTGGGATGAGTTTGTTAGGTTGGTAACAACGGGTTCACAATAAAAAGAAGATGTTATAATTCTATAAAAATTAGTTATTTTACTTCCGTCATCGTTTAAGTATTCCACTCTATGACCTACTAATCCTTGATTTACAAATCTATTTCTAAACTGTGAAGGTACTTGATTTAAATCTACAATTATACCTTTAACGTTTGGTAACGCGGACAGTACCCCACAATCAGTAATTGTGGTTCTTATCTCCACAGGTCTTATATAAAGAGTGTAAATACCTATCTCATTAAATTCATCAGCAGGTAATTTTAGATTATAAAGTCCCCCCAATATTTCTACGTTAGCATTTCCTCCTGTATCACCATTATGAAAATATGGTGTTAAAATTTCTGAGGCGTTTAATTTTTTTAACTCAAAATCGTTAGTAACGTCTCTTGAGGGTGTGTAATTCAAGATTATCTCCACATCTTCGGGAGACATATCTGATGGTCTTGTTGTTCCGTATGTTCCTAACGCCATTTTATTCTTGTTCTTTTATTTTAAAGAAACCGTATCCGTAAGATACTAAGTCTCCTATGTTATCAACTTCTCCGAGTCTCTGTATTCCTTCGAAAGCAGAAATTTTACCTCTATCAATAAATATTTGGGATTGTATTTCTGGCGACGATACAACACCAAATAATACTTCTTCTTTGGTAATTGGTTCTGCAACCATCATATCCGAAGTTAAACCACTAGATTCCATAACAAACGTGGTTTTTTTGTTGGGGTAATCAAAATAGTTAACCCCTTGTATTGTATAGGCTGTATATGCATCGGTCATTTCTGTGACTCTTCCGTAGTTTTCTCCGTTCTTAGTAACAACTACCGATGTATCATATTTTGTAGGTCCGTATAGTTTTAAATCCGTAAGTTTAGATGAAGTATATCCCGAAATACTAAATGACTCATTACTTGTTTGTCCTGATATAGTATTGTTAGAGTCTCCTGTAAAAATATAATTAGCGTTAAATGAAACATTAGCCCAATTTCCTGATTGTGGTGTAAATGTCACTTCATTAGGTGCATTATTTATTTCCGCAGGTACGTTTGGTATGGTGACTTTCTTGTCTATATTGGTGACTCCCCATGGATTTTTTTGTGTTAGTTTAATAGTGTATGTCGCATTCGATGGGGCGTATTCATGTTCCATATAATCAGGAAAAACTGCAGTAAATGGTTCTACAGTACCGTCACCCCAATCAATTTCATAAGTAGATAATTTTAAAAACTTTTTAAACTCATCTGATGTGTTATATACTCTAATATTATATTCATTTGTGGTGTCTCCACTAACTGAAAAGTTACTTACCACGTCCTTCTGAAGTATAAATCCGTCAAAACCACTATAAAAACCAATATCATCAAATGTTTGATTAAATACTATAGGTATTGTAAGACCTGTAAGTAAACTACTTCCACCTGTACCACCACTTAAAACCGCAGTCATTGCCGAATAGACGCCAAAAGTATTTCCGCTATAGGTTTTTTGGAAAATGTCACTTTTGAGTGATTCGGGAGAGATTTTTATAAAATATTTATCTTCGTTCACGATGGATTTACATATTCATACCATTTTATGGGTGAACCTTCTCCGATTCTTTGCCCTGTTACAACATCTTTAATACTATATTCATAATTATTAATATCTAAACTTACTTCATAATAAAAATCCTTACTTTTTTCAAAGTTAAATTTATTAGAAAAGTTAGCCTGTGTTCTGTTCATGAATCTAGTGAATTGACCCGTTTTAGCATTAAAGAATTTTGCCCCCATATATAACTTATCAAGTTTTATATAATTTGGGTCTTTTAACCAATAAATAAAGAACCCTTCTTTATCACCAATATAATCCAAAACAAAATTTGGCAGTTTAATTTGTGCGTTGGCAGGTGCGATACTGAGTGTTGGTGTTGCACCTGAACCTATATCTTTGGGATTTGGGTTAACATTACCCTCATCTGATGGTGGTAAGTAGCTAGAACTAGGTGTAGGTGTTGGTGTTGGGTCAGGTATATTACAGTTATATAACTGTGCAACTTTATCACCTCCACCAAATTGATTAGTTAAAACTAACAAATAATCATTGTACTGAAAATTTGGTTCGTTACTGTTGAATATCTTACCGTACCACCCACCTGAAGGTACAGGTCCATAACCATATAATTTAGTACCAACATTTAACGCACCATAATATGTTACTGTTAAATTAGGACTCGTAGCCTCACATGCTGCATCATAACCAATAGGTGCGGGTGTTCTTATATACATAGTATACTCTGGTAGTGGTGTTGGTGTAGGTGTTGGTGTTCGTGATGGTGTTGGTGTAATACATCCGCAGTCATTATTAACAAAACCATTGTAACTATCAATCCAATCCTCAATTGGTGGGTCGGGAATTTGAACCGAAGTATTAGCGTTTGTTATTTCATAACAGACTCCATCAAAATTTTTAGAGTATCCATATGCTGGCCAGTCAAATGCATTGTTCCACAAACTAACTGATATGTATTTTGTTAGTACCTGACTATTACAATTTTCAAACGTAACCTCATACGAATTAAAATTTAAAGGCATATCTATATTTATACTTTGTGTAGGTGATGGTGTTACATTCGGTGTGGGTAATGGTAATTTGCTCTGTGATGGTGTAGGTATAATTGTAACTTCGTCTGTCGATTTTTTATTAACTTCCTCTAATGTTTCATAAGCCCTTTTAGCTGACTCACTCAATTCGTATTTTAATTGCTCGTGATATCCTAAATTTTTTATGTTAATTTTGGTTTCTTTTTCATTATGTTTTTTACTGTTTTCAAGAGTTATTCTTGTCACAGCATCTTTATAAATTTTAGTAGATTCATTTATTGTATATCTTAATCCACTAGAAAAACCTCCTTCAGGTATAACTTCAGGTATTAGAGGTCCCTGAACAAACCCCCCACTAGTACTTATAGGTGTAGTGCTAGACAACCTTGTTTTACCTTGTTGTGTAGGAATTATTAAAGTTAAATATATTTGTTGTGTTTCAGTATCAGTCGTATCGTATAAGTCTAACTTAAAAAAACTTCTTTTAAAGGAGTTTGCATTATAATAAATTTCCGCCTCATTAAAACACGTACCAGTAAAATTAGGATTATCAGTAAAAACATAATCACTAACCCATAAATCCTGACTACCACCATTTGTGGTTTCAACATCTATAGACCTATCAAAAAATAAAAACTCATAATTTAATGAAGTTTTGTTTTCATTTTCATACTTTCTATGGGCATACCTTGTAACTTCAAAGTCTTCTATTGGGTTAATAACTTTTTCTATTGTCTCGTCCTCAAATTTATCTATCAAGTCATCCCTACCTAAAAGGTCAGTTTTTATCTCGATAGGTATATTAAGGTACCTATTACCAGGCTGTATGTTAAATCTATATTTATTCACAGTCGTCAGTTATTGGTGAGAAGATTATATTATTATATAAATTAATATTTCTTTTCATTGGTGTTAATAGAAAAATAATTTCTTTGAACGGGTAGTGACACCCATTAATGAATGGATTATTTAGTCCATTTCCGTCAGTGTCTACGTAGCCATATGGATATAAGTCTCTCCATCTCCATTGATTATCATTTTTTGAAAAGAATGAATAGTCGGGAACTAAATCTACAGTATCTCTATCTCCTGTTTCAATATAATCTGAATATACTCTTATGGGTACAGAATAGTGAGGTCTATAGGTATACCCTTCAGGTAATATATTCTCACTATTATTATCAAATATTTGTGGGTTATAAGATATTTTGTGATTTATTTCACTTAATACTGTTTCTATTTGTTCATAATGATTAAATTCACACACTCCACCCATTAACTCATCACCCTTAGATAAATTTGCATTATAATAAAATCTTTCTCCGTTCAAATCATAATATAAAGTCTCTATTGAATCTCGATTAAATACGTTGCTTATACTCCACCAATCGTCTATTTCATTATCTTTAAAATTTAAGTCCCATCCTACTTGTATACCTGTAGTATTATTAGGGATATATGGATTATTAAACCATCCCATATAACCTTTATTTAAAACCGTCACAAAAAGTTCAGTAAGTGGTCTGTCTAAATTATCTTTAAGACCGCTGATATTAATATCCTCATCAAAGGAAAACCCTACGGTAGTGGTACCGTCTTTTATCGAGGTTCTTTGTTGGTTATTAGGTGTTAATCCTGAATATTCAAGTTGTTTTTCAACTCTAAATGGATTTCTTTCAAATCCAAGTTTAGTTAAATCAGAATTAGTTACGTTAGTTAACACTCCATGTACTCTAACATAATATTCTGAAGTCGTCTCATCTATATTATTTATATCTGAAACTCTTTTAAAATTACCCGTAGCATAATTACCAAATAACGTATCTTCAAATCCGTAGTTGAAAATAGAAAATACGGTGTCATCATTACCAAATGAATCATCCCCTAAAGAGTAAACCTCAAAATACCTTTTACCGTCTATTTCGTTTTTAGTTTTTATCCAATCACCTAATTTAAGGTTATGTTTAAATCCACAATAAAACGTTATTAGATTTTTCCCCGAATTTTGAGTATTCAGAATATAATATGGAACTCCTTCTGTAACCACAAAATTATTTACAGAAGTACCGCTATCAAAAATTACTGAATGTTTTAAGTATTGGTCCGTCTTTTTACTCTTCGGGTACGTGACGTATGTTGTCCAATTATATGTAGAAGCACTTTTATTAACTAACTCTACATGACCTTCAATACCTCTTGTTCTGTAAAAAGTAAATTCATCATATTGTGGGTAACCTTTCCATAATGTACTACCATTAGTTATGGTATTAAAAGCATCTAAATAATATAAAGAATCTCTAAATGGAACATAATTTGTGGCCCCACTAATTGTATTGTTAAATATATTAACTATTTTACCTGCAATTCTAAATTTTGTTGAGCGTTGTCTTTCTACATCAAATCTTTCTTCGAGATTTACAATGACTGACCTATCACCTTCAATAATATTTTTTTTCTGAGACTGTAAATCAACATTTACTTGAATGTCTGTATTTGAAGCACCCGCAAAACGGTCTTCTCCTCTTACAATTCGTATCTCTGATGATTTTTTATTCGTCATGGTAAATTAAAGATGTATTTTTGAATGTACCTATTCATCGCCGACTTACCTCTTTTTAATCCATAATAAAAATAGAATGGTGCACCAGTTTTAAAATTATTCACATTATCATTGTTTATCGGATAACTATCTAACGATACGTCATTTAATGACCTATTAAAAATATGACCTCTACCATAACCATAATTAGGCTTCATATATGGTGAACTTCCATTAAAGAAGTCTTCTCCTTGGTATTTTGATGCGAATATATACTCCGTATTCCAATTATTAAATTCAGTACCAAATAAACCGTTATCTTTGATATTCCACATATAATAAGGTACGATTTGTGTTTTAGTATATCCGAAGTAGTTAGTAGGACCTGTTGGTTCTGTACCAAATGTTGTTACTCCATTTTGTAATATACGTCTATCTATTGTATTAGATGAAAACCATATTCCAATCCTATCATCTTGTACTGTTGTTGTGTCGTCGCAATAATTACCGTCTAAAAATGGTACGACTCCATACTCAGAATTTATCGCAGCCATTTGTGCAAAATCACCATCTACTCTAGCATCAAACAATCTATTTAATGGTGAAGAGTCCCATCCATCATCTGTTAATATTCCCGCCCTAGAAAATAACTGTCCAATAGATGCATCTCCAGTATTAGTTAATTGTTCTAAGAAACTTGTATTTACCAATCGAGAAAGTAAAAATAAATTTACCACATCGCTTGGGTCTTGGTATGATGTTGATTTAATTGTGTCGATTATGTACCCTTCAAAATCGGGTGAAAACGCGATTTCTTTAGTGAACTCATCTCTCGGACCAAGTTCCATTATAGTCGTAGGGAACCATATATTTTTATCGTTCTGACCATAGTAGTAATCTCTTGATGGTTCTTGTCCTACAAATTGATTTGTATTATCATTAAATGGTGTTGAACGATAATAAAATGAATTTGTTTGGTTGTTAAAATATATCGGACCTTGATATCTTAATTTTTCAAAGTATTGTTGCGGGTCTCCACAATACCTATATCTTTGTACTTCATTATCTGAATTATATAAAGTTTGTTTTTGAAAGGTAGGCATATATAAAGTACCATTTATCCAATTATTTTGGAATGCCTCCCCTATTACACCCTGACACACTGCAAACATAAACCTCATTCTGGTTCTATATTCAAATAACATTTCTATATCCGCCCTTAGTGAACGTAATGGTTTTTTGATTACAAACACATAACATCCTTGATTTAGTCTTTCATTCCCTTCTATACCTTGGTCTAAGTCTCTAGGTATGTCACATGGCTCTTCTACCCCAAAGTTTTCACCACTACCACTATAACATCCGAGTGGTACCATACTGTCACAATTAAATGTTGACAAAAGTTGAGCGGTTTCACATGTGGTGTCTTCAATACTATCTAGATATGCTCCACTCGCATCTGTCGGTACCATATTACCGTCAATATCAATTACAGTACCATCATCGTCACTTAAAAATAGTTGTTGTTTTAAGTTTAAATGTAGACCATATCTCCTAAAATGAGGGTATTTATGAAGCGTCGCGAATGAAAATTCAGGCTCGTCCCATCTATCTGATGTAGGAATTCTATCGGACCTAAATAATATTTTTTCTGAGTTTTTCATAATTGTTTTAGGTACACCTCTACTGTTATTATTCTCATATCTCTTAGGTAGATACATAGGTGATACTGTTATAACTTCTCTATTTCCATTTCCACCCAACCTTCTTTTTAATCTAGCTTCATTACTATTTAAACGGTTAGGATAACAGTATTGAAAACCTATACCTTCTATATTTGTTTGGAAATTTGGATTAATTCCGGTTTTTGGCCATGACTTATATTCACTAGAGCCTCCGATATCACCACTAAACCACATTTGTTGATAACTACCGTTAGGACAATTTTCTCCAGACGTATTTCCAAATTCATTTGCAGGTAGATTACCCATCCAATCTTTAAAATCCGGACTATCTCTTAGTTGTTTATCCATAGAGATATACTTGTTTGGGGTATAGTTATCCCATGCCTGCCATAAATTAGGGTCAGGTCTAAATAAAAATGGTTTATGCCACAGTTTGTTATTAAAATTATATCCTGCTACATCACCTTCATAATTATACACCTCACCGTCATTATCACAATCGTGCCAATACAATCTTCTTCTATAATAACTCGTTCCTTGTGGGTTTTGATTATCGTCAGGTCCATTGCTTTGATTCCATAGTCGATAATGTGCGATAGCACATCTTTCACCCTTGTAATTACTTCTCCAATTACCCACATTCATTCCATTCCAATTGTTTTGTATTGGAACATTCATAAAATAATCACCTGTTACAGTATATGTCCCATTCCAATTATTTGGATTTGCAGCACTGTCTAAACTTTGTCCGAATAGTTTAGATAAATCATAGGTGATTTTTTGTCTCGGCATGTTTGGGTCCACACCTCTTACAGCAACAATAATACGGTAATTACCAAATTTATCATCATAAAATCCACCCGCCTGTGAGTTATTTCCTGTAACTTCTTCATCTGAATTAACACCATTTTTATCACTAACCCTAAGATATCTACCTTGAGCTTCTTTTTCCCATTGTCCATAGTAATTTGTATACTTACTAAAATATCTCCATAATACACCTGTAAGAACATTCGCGGTACCATCTGCTTCGCCATTTGTGTATACGTTTACTGGTAGTTCTGAAACTGTACTTAATTGTGTTGTGTAATTCCATATTTCCCATGGTGTAATCGCTTTAATACATTGGAAGTACTCAACTCCTGATTTAAATTTCATGTCCATTGTTGATGCAGTGTTGTATAGATATGCTGTTTTTGTGACTTCGCCACCATTAGAATCCATTGCTTTAAATTCAACAGGAATATACGATGAATCAGAATGTCCTACAGTAGTACCTGTAATCCCATTACCGTCAAATTGGTTTCCTTCTGGAAACATTTGAAAGTTTGGGTCTTCAACACTAGAAGGTTCATTGAAGAAAAATAACTGTCCTTTTTCCATGGTTTCTCCTTCGTCTAAAACCATTATAAACGCATTGTCTAACCATGTGGTAACAGGGGCGTCAAAACCAAGCTGGTCGTTATGTAGTTTAGTCCGTATTCTTGTCGTTGTGGCCCTGTTTAGATAATAACCGTCTATAACTTGAGGTCTAGGTACTGAAAAATTACCTGTATCATATTTTTTAGCCACAGCTTCACTATCAAAATTAGATAAAATACCTGTATCTCCGTAAAATAGAGCTCTACGATTTAAAAGGTTTAATGCCTGTGCCCATGTGGGTTCTGAACCCAACATCCACCTAACTCGTTTATTTGCCCCAAATAGCTGTTCAACAGTCGTAGGTTCATCTAAAACCGGATAAACCGGCGATTTATACCACTGAACTTGGTCCCTTCTGTTAAAGTTGTTTGCAACACTCCAACCCGCACATGCATCATCGTCACCCGCGCCTAAATCTTTAAGTAAATCAGTATACATACCATTTTTACTGTATTGGTCAAGACCTGACCTTATTAATTGACCTTGTAATGCCCTAACACCTAAGGTAGCGTCTGCACATCCTGTGGTATTATCAGCCTGTGCTTCATTCGCTGGAAATGCGTTATTATATAGTTCTTTATATGACGCATCAATAATAGGTCCATAGTTTTCTTCATCGGCGTAAGACTCTAACTGACCCGCAGTGTCACTGTCTTCTTCTTGTGTCTTTTTTGTTTCACATGCACAAGCCTCACAATCAGGATAACTTAACATTGGAAAGTTTATCGTGCTAAACGGACTTTCTTTAGGTGGTGGTGTTATTTCCTTTCTTACGCAATCCTCTTTACTTCTTCGTCTTGAAAAAAGTGCTATTATTAAACATATACCATATAAAACAAAATTAATTATAGTACTTATAACGATTATTAACGCCCTGAAGATTGGCCATATCAATGTAACTACGTGAGCTATAGCTAATAAGATAATTAAAGGTATCGTTAAAATACTAATTATAAAATTAAATAAAAATATAAGTGCACTACCGTTTCTTTGTGCATCAACTACAGGTAATGGGTTGTGTTCACTCTGACAAGTTTTGTCATTAATTTCTTTAATACCTAAGTGTTTTATTCTATTCCTACCCCATTTGAATCTATCTAAATGTGACGCTATCGTATAAACTTTATTGTAATTAAATTGATAGAAACTATCCTCACAGTTTATCGCGGCATTTTTATCATAATACTCATCCCAATCAAGTGAAAACGCATAAGATTTATTTCTATCTTCTTCGGATGGTATATCGTCAGTGGTAGTTCCTGACCATCCATGTTCTCTAATATTTGGTATTAAGTAATCGGCTCTTATAATATCGTTTTTAAGTCCTGCCTCATTTTGGTATTTAATTCTAAATCTATATTTACCTTTCGTCGGTATTCCTACTGTCGGGTCCAATGATATAATTTGTTCTCCAAACTCATCAGTTATTATGTAGTCAAGATTCATAGGAAGGTCTACCATCCATGTACCATTATCATCAATTACATTTCCCCCATCTTCTAAAAAGTATTGTTCTAAAATAGGTTGTCCCTCAGCATCAACATCAATAGTTTGCCTGATTGCCAATATCTGACCAGGTCCAGCAACAACGTCACATAATTTACCGATATCATTTTTAGGTTTGCAATTACCTTTTAGGTAATCATCTTCGGTGCTTGAGAATACTGAACCCATAAAAATAGATTGTGGTGAGATTTCGATACCTAATTCCCTCAAGTCAAAATCTGACCTTGTAATACCAACATCACACAATTCGTTTTCACCCCAAAATGGTGAGACTTCAATTTCTCTAACACTATTAACTATCTGAGGTAAGCTATTTAAGTCCTCACTTGCCTTAAATTGTTGTCCGTTAAATTGGTTTGGTACACCCATACCCATTCTTATTAAATCGGCAGGTCTCAATGAAAACTGACCCATATTAGATAGGTCTAAATCCATTACTAATTTTTGTTGACCTAATGGTACGCCAACAATCATAAAGTCACCACTATCGTTAGTCTTTACAGTGTATTTATAATACTTTTCATATACTTGTAATACTTCTTTTCTTGTTAACACATCTTCTCTTGATGGGAATGTCCCGGTGGGTGTGTGTCCCCCGTACTCTTTTTCATATGGTAATAGATTATATCTATATCCGTCATCATTCCTTACGTTTATATTTTTATAAGGATATAAGGTAGAAATAATAGGGTCATTAGCGTCGATATTATCTAATGGTACAAAAACAGATATAGTTGCGTTTGGAACTCCGAAACCTCCGTTAGCTATAACTCTACCAACCACTATACCATAATCCGCACAAAATCTATCATATAAATCTTCCTGTCTTAATTTTAAGGATAATATTTCCAAAAAATCAAAATCTTGTTCTACATTAAGTCTGACTTCTTTGTCGACCCCTACTTCTGTTCTAAATCTATATGATTTTGGCATAAAATACTTTTAAGATAAATAGTTATTTATCCTAATTTTAATTTTAAAAAAATAAAAGTATATGAATGTGTTATGAGAACTCTACGTTCTTAAGTTGTTTGATTCTCACTTTTATATCTTTCTCAGGAAATCTTATTTGATATATTTGATTTGGTTGAGCGAAAATAGTATCGTCTATTAACTCAATTTGTTTGGTATTATTATCAACGTATCTTTGTGAGGTCTGAGAAGACGAATATTGCCCTCCTGTTTTGTTGAATACTTTTAAGTCTGCCAGTGTACTAACACCTGGTATGTCTTGTATGATTCTCCTAATGTCAGATATATTTACATTCTTCCCTAATAGGTTTGTCATAGGTGATAAATAAGACTCCACACTATTAACTATATTAGTGACGACCTGTCCTTGGTTTTCTGTGGATGTCATAGCCACACTAAATTCAAACTCTAAGTCTATTACGTTCGCACTTCGTATAGAAATATAATCGTTTATCATACGGTAATTAGAAAGATAATTCGCTATATTATCTTTTAATGTGTTTGATACGTTACTTGTTAACTTTCTGTTTGAGTCATAAGATAGTATTTCTATTTTTATCTTATTATCTTCCTCAACTATGGCGGCCTTAGCTGGTGCACCAAATCTACTTGGCATCGTTCTTATTAGTGAGTTATAATCATTTACAGTTACTGCCCTTTTTTGTGCTGCAAAATTAAATGTAACCATGTTTCTAACTTCTTCGGTTGTTGGTAGGTCTCCTCCCCCTATTGCCGCGGTTACATTATTACACCTTAAACTTTGAAGTACATTTTGATTAATGTTTTGTGAAGGTCCGTTAACCGCAAAATTAACATTTCCTATTTGATTAATTGTATTAACTCCTATGTTAGATGTTGTTCCCCCACCTACTCTATACTTCACAAATAAAGTTGTATTTGCCTTAACTGTTTTACCTAAAGCAATGTTATTTTGATAGTCTTGTAACCTAAGTGGGATGCCTGTTCTTGCAAACTCAGCGAGTTGGTCGTCCGCGGTTACTGTAGCACTACCGAATTGTACTCTACAGTATCCTTCAGGTGTGTATTCCGATATAAATCTATTTTCAGTTTCTATATATCTTCCAACTTTAATACCTGGATTATCAGATGCTTTACTTGGGTCTTCAACAAAAATTGTATTTTCGGCTAACGCGTCAACTTCGTACCATTTATCAGGTGAAGTAATAAACTCATCATATGTCGGTGGACTAGAATATGATGTCCCGTCTTTTTGTATTAATGAAGTAATACTTATTACATTTTTTTCGGGTAAAAAGAACTCATAGAATGGTTTTACGTCATTGTTATTAATAACTTTTTTAAATACTTTTGTAGTACCATTAACAACAACTTCTCTTTTTGTTATAGTGTAGTTAATTACTCTATTATTAGAATCAAAATTAGGTATTTTAGTTCTATTAGGGAAGCCTTTGTTATTATATTGGGTACTAAAATCAATATCGTCAGGATTTTCAAATATTTGTCCTGCGCCTATGAATTGTGAACCCGCTCTTATAATACCTAAGTATCTACTATCTTCTTGGTCCCCAAAAGCAGGTACTGTAATAGAAACATCAACTAATGCTATAGAGGGACGATTACCTGGTATTTTTAATCCATAAGTTCTTGCAATATTATATATTGAGGATTTTTGTTGAGCATACTGTAATACCGTTTCTTGTATACTTCTATCAATATGGTAATGTAGGTTATCACCAATCGCAGCGTTTAAATCTAAAAATACTGAATAAACGGACGCGTCATTAAAGTTATCTATTAACTCAGGATAATATTGACGCGTAAAATTAATCAGGTCCTGTCTTAGTCCTTCAAAGTCTCTATCTGTATATGAAATTTTACGATTAGCCATTTACCTTAAATATTAATAATAATGAAATCTCTAGTATCAAATGTACTATCTTTAATAGAATAGTCTATTTTTACTTTTGCAGTATATTCTTCAACACCTTCACCGGCGGTTCTAAATATATCAAACATTTCATAAGTGTTTTGTTGGTCTTCAATGTTTAAATTACCAATAGGGCTTTTGTCTTCATCAGTATATGGTCGTATGGTAATATCGTTTATCTGTAAGTTGGGTATGTACTTGTCACAAGCAATCTGTATATCTGATTTTATTGCGTCAAATGTTGGTCCATCCATAGGTTCAAAAATAAATTCATATATTCTTGTTCCAAAATCAGGTAAATAATATCTACTCCCTTTACGTGTTAGAATTAAATGTAGTAAATCCGCCCTTATTTCTTCAGGTACATTTTCAGTTAAGTCTAAGTAAGTACCATCAGCACTATCCCTAAAAGGAAAATTTACTCCATATGTTTTCTTTATTGCCATAACAATAAATATAACTTATAATATTTTTATAAAAAAACCCGTGTCTAAACACGGGTCTTTTTTTTATCCCTCACAAGCCACACACTGTAGGTCATTTAAATTTAATTTCTTCCTTGCAAATGCCTGAGCTGAATTCATAGAGTGTTGATAGTATAGTGTTTTAACTCCTAACTTCCATGAATCAATTAATAGCTTATTAACGTCTCTCGTCGGCATATCAGGTGATATCATTAAATTTAATGATTGTGACTGGTCAATATAATCCTGTCTAACCGACGCTTGATTTATGATTGATGCTTGGTTAATCTCTGCAAATGTTCTAAACACATCCTTTTGTTCGTCTGTTAGAAAATTTAGATGTTGGACTGAACCGTCCTTCTGTTTAATTGTATCCCATATTTCTTTGGTATCTTTCCCTAATTCACTTAATAGTTTTTTAAGTATCGGATTTTTAATCGTAACTTTTAATTTTGCCACGTCTTTAACGTAACAATTAGACCAAATTGGTTCAATTGATTGTGATACTTGACCTAATATAAAAGCTGACGATGTTGTGGGCGCAATTGCATTAAGTGTTACATTTCTACGTCCGTAACCTTCAAGATATTCAGGTTCTCCAAATTTTTCAGCTAACTCAGCGGATGCACTATATGATTTTTCTTTAATCAATTTAAACACCTCTACGTTTAACTTTGCACTTTCTTTTGTATCAAACCCTAACCCTTTTGATTGTAGTAAGGAATGCCACCCTAAAACACCTAATCCAAGGGCTCTTTGTCTCTTAGCAAAGTTATATGCCTTTTCAAGATAGAAAAACGCTCTATTACCTTCAATAGAACCATCAGATTTTAAATCTTCAATCTTAGTTAAAAATTCAGTAACAACCGCATCTAAGAAGTATGTCATTGTCTCAACCGCATCTGTATCTTTCCATTCGTCATAATGTAATACATTCATAGACGATAAAACACAAACGAATGATTCTTCTTCTGAATTATGAAGAGCAATTTCTGAACAAAGGTTAGAATTATAAATTTTAGCACCTTTATCTCTATACACTTCAGGTGATTTATTATTCATAGTATCACTAAACATAATATACGGATATCCAATTTCTCCACGTCTTTGTATCACTTTAGCCCATATAGCCCTTTTTTTCTCATCACCATCAATCATTTCTTTCATGAAATTATCACTAACAGTAACTGCGTGTGTCAAATCTTGGATTGGGAACCCTTCTGTCCCTATTTCAAGAAATTCCATGATGTCAGGATGCTCAACAGGTAAATAAGGTGAAAAACGTCCTCTACGAGTTGCGCCCTGTGAGATATTATCAACAACACTCTCAAAAAGATTCATGAAATGAACTGCTCCAGGAGCATGACCGTTATCGGTAATATCGGCACCTCGTTCACGAATATTTCCAAAGTACCCTGAAGTACCTCCACCCATTTTACTCATTTCACCAACTTCAGCTTGTGTGTATAAAATAGATTCAATATTGTCTCCGATATTTGAACCAAAACAACTTACTGGTAGTCCTCTTTTTTTTCCAAAATTAGCCCATACAGGTGATGATAATGAATACCATCCCTTACTCATGTAGTCATATAATTTATCAGCAAATCCTTCGATTCCTAATATTTTTTCTGCATGGTCTGCAATTGTTCTAATTCTTTCAAGAGGTTCCTCACCCTCACTCAAATACCCTCTTCGAAGAAAGGTTATGGATTCCTCATTAATCCAATCAAAAGGTTTTCTATTTTCCATTTTTTATATCGTAATTAAATTAAAATAAATCGTTTGACGTAATCGATTTTGATTTCTTACTATAATTAATACTTCTCTTATTGAAGAAATCTGTGTGTTTTGTTGTTAAAATCTCATCATCAAACCATTCAGTAGTTTCAAGTAATGTTTCATTTATTGTAAAAATACTATCGATACCGATTGAGTTTAATGATACGTTAAATCTATGCTTTATAAACTCCATAGTTTGCTTTTTAGTTAAAAAGTCTAAGTCTCCTTTTTCAAAAATCCAATTAACTATTTCAATCTCAGCATCACACGCTTCTAAAGTCGCATCAATTAAATCTTCCACTAACTCTTCTGTCCACCAACGTGGATTTTCTTTCTTGATTAAGTTTACTAAATCAAATCCAAAATTAGCGTGAATGTTTTCTTCTTTAGATGTCGCTTCAACAGCGTTACTAATACCTTTTAACATATTTTTATGTTTGTTGAATGACATAATAACTAAAAATTGAGAAAACAGTGAAACGTTCTCAATAAACATTGAGAATAGTATTACTGACTCAAAATAGTCTTTGTTTTCAACACTTTTAGAATTAGATATAGACTTTTCAAGGTACTTAATTCTTCTTCTAATTGCGGGTACTTGCATTAGGTTTTCAAATTCTTTATTGAGACCTAATAACTGTATTAGGTGTGAATACGCATCTGCATGTCTTACTTCAGACTCTGCGAATGTTGCTCCAACATTACCAATTTCAGGTTTTGGCATTCTTTTGTATATATCACCCCAAAATGTCTTAACTGCAATCTCAATTTGAGAGATTGCTAACATCGCTCTTTCAAGTGCGGTTTTTTCTTTTTCGTCTAAGTGTACTTTAAAATCTTGTATATCTGAAGTAAAATTAAACTCTGTATGTACCCAATATGAATGTCTAATGGCGTCGACAAACTCATTTAACTCAGGATAATCATAGGGTTTTAAATTAACTCTTTTTGAGAATATGTTCGGTCTGTTTTTAGCCCTGTATACAATATACTCTTTTGCCACTTCGTTAAGACCATTATCCATTAATTTATTTTCAACCATATCATGGATGTCATCAACGTGTGGTATTCTTTCTTTATCATTTCTAAACAACGCTTTAGTTGTAATACGAGCAATCTTTTCCGCCATCTCTTCGTCGACTTGGTTAGTGCTCTTCATCGCCTTTAAAACTGCAACTTCAATTTTTTCAGTTTTAAAAACGACTTTATCTCCGCTTCTTTTTATCACATAGCGCATATCTTTCTCTACTTTATTCATTAGATTCTCCATCTTTTAAGACAATTAATTAAGATTTATTTTCTTTTTGTTTCCTTTTTTCAAGAAGTTCACGGATTCTTTCTTTGTTTTTCTCCTCCTTTTGTTCTTCAAGACCAAGGAATGTTACACTCTGCTCCGTATCGATTTCTAACATTTCATTATCAAACTTACAGTTTTCAAATACGATTCCATCTTTACCAATACGTGACTTAGTAATTGCAATGGTTGCTAAATTCATTTCTTTTTGTTGTAATGACTTAGCAACTGAAATAATAACGTGACCAACTTGTGCCTTTTTAATTGAACCTCCCATCTGGTCTGTAGTAACAACGTCAGAAGAAATAGAACTTCTATTTCCTTGTGTTGCTGTCCAACCAACCAAGTTTAGTTCGTGACACATAGCCTCGAAACCTCTCATAACTGAACCTTCACTTTTCCATTCATCACCTAAATTCTTATCAGGTACAACACAATCAATATAATCTAATACGACCATGTCAACCTTAGTCCCTTCAGCTATCATCTTACGAATCTGATTTTTAATCTGATTCATAGTAAGTGTGTCTGACGGTAACTTTTTGAGAACTAACTTATTCGATGCATTTTCTCTGATTTCTTGAACTTTACTTAAAACTTTGTCTTTGTGCATTGACAATAAATCGGGCGCAATTTCAGTCCATAAAGTAAAATGCTTCCTTTGAATAATCTTAGGGTTATCCTCAAAGAAAATTTGAAGAACGTTATATCCTAAGTTAAATGCGTGATTTGAAATCTTTGTTAAGAGTGTAGATTTACCGACACCTGTTGGTGCCAAAATAACTCCTAACTCACCTTTAGCGATTCCACCTTTAAGTAGATTGTCAATACCTGGTATTCCCATAGGGATTGGGTGTCTGAAGTCTTCCTCAAGTACTTCTTCGAGGTTTGCGAAAACCTCAGCAGTACCAGCATCTACTTCTCCAACTTGTAAAGCTTCTCTTACCATTTCCTCCAAGTGGTCATAAGATTCAAAATCACCTTTATCAATGATTTTTTGTGCCTTAGACATGACTTTTTGAAGTTCTTGTTGTTTACAGAACTTAAGAGCTTTTTCCTGTACGAAAGATTCACCTTCGGCAGGGGCTTCTTTTACTTGCTCCATCATATCAAGAACTATCTTCTGAGCCATAGGAGACGATACTTCTGACTTAATAAGTTGTTCAAGAGTATTATACGAAGGCGTGTGTTCGTACTTTTGGTAATACTCTTTGAGAACTTGCATGATTAACTTAAAATACTGATTATCAAAGTATTTTGGTTCAATTACATCAACAATGGAAGAAGCAAAGTCCTTATAAAGAACGATGTTATTTAATAATTGTATTTGAAATGTGTTTCCGAGATATCCGAAATTTTTTTCCTTCGACATGTTGATTGTAATTACTAATAATGTGTTTTAATAAATATGTTTAAGAAAGGGTATATTCCATATAATTCTGTGTCAATTTGTCAGAAGAAAAAACTTCAGTTAGTGACTTCAGAATAGACTTTAAATGAGGTCTTACATCTACAGTGTACCTAATCTTAGGTGGATATTTTTTTCCATCCCAACCGCGGTGCATAATAACTTCGTCATTATACTTGACGTATATGTTAAAAGTCTCATCGTCATCTGTCATAGATGTTTCTATTATTTGAGGGTCGGACATGATTTGATATTGATTTTCCAACATATACCAAACAGTTTTGGTTTTTAAATCATTGTGAATTTTACTGTATATATCACTTACAGTATCTGCTAATTCTACACTACTTTTAGTCCCTTCATTATAACCTTTAACATTGTAGTATCTCTGTACAATGATATTGTCATTCAATGTGAGTAGAAACTCCATCTTGGTAATGTCATTCTTTTCTTTACTCATTTTTTTGTTTTTTTTTAATTAGTTTTTCTAAATCTTCTTTTTTCTTTTCTTGTAAGTTTCATAAAAGGTGTCAAGAAATACACCCATGCATTGTCTGTTTTTGGTAAGTATTTAAAAATTCCATCGTTCATCATCATTCTCATAAGGTTTTGATACCCTCGACCTTCAGGGTCAATATCCTCTTCGTAATACAGTTGAACGAGTTCCTTCGCTTCTTCCGTTAACAAAGGTTGTGAAAGGTCGACAAGTTGTTTGTTAATAACATAAAACTCTTCTCCATAAACCCCTCTTTTTGTCTTTCCTGATAACAAGTTTTGTAACGCTCTATTGTCTTTATCGTTTTCATGTAGTTTTTCACCCTTTTGTAAAATGTCGTCAACAGACACTACAGAATCAAGTATCTCAGGAAAAAGTTTTGAAAAAGTCTTTTCACCAAAATAGTAGATACCATCAATATTATCTGATTTGTCACCAGATATTATTTTGAAGGTAGCCACATTTTGGTGGGGAATTGAAATGTCTTTCAGTTTGACTTTATCCCCGTCTTTAATCATTTGTTTTTGGGATGGAGAATATATCTGCACATTCTCAGAGATGAGTTGTGTTAAGTCTTTATCCGCAGAGAATATCGTTTTGTGTTCGTCTAAAGAGATTTGACAGTAGTAGGCAATCATATCATCAGACTCGTTACCATCCACCACCACCTGACGAATAAACATCTCCTCAAGGTATTCTTTAACTCTCTTTAATTGCCAATTAAAAGATTGTTTTTGAATGTCGTTAAGTCGATTATATCGTCTATTCTCTTTATATTCCGCAAATATTTTTTTTCTCTGAACTGAGTTATCATCTCCGTCCCAAAAAACAATTACCTTGTCATAGTTGTACTCGGATATAAATTTACGTAGGGTATTCACAAAATGGTAGATGCCACCAATGTGATTACCTTTATGGTAATATTCACGAACTCCGTGATAACCTATCTTAAATAGGTTGTTTCCGTCAACTAATAGGGTTTTTGTCACAACTCATTTATATCAAAGGTTCCACTATCTTCTTCCAATTTAAAGTCACCTCCTGTTCCAATAACCTCTTTCCAATATTCAGAGTGTTCTGCTTTGTAATTTTCAATAGATTTTTTTTCTTCAGTCGAATCTTTACCTGCGAGGAATCCATGTGCTGTAACTAAGATTCTACCATCTTCATATCCTAACCCGTTGATGTGATTTTTCATTACGGATACTTTTGTTCGACTAGCGAACTTAACTTTTCTTTTATCTTTTACCGCGGTAATCTTTGTTGTGCCCGCGTTCTTTTGATTACCAAACAGGAACACCATGGACGAATTCAACCATATAGCCTCACCTCCTTTTGCTTTGATTTTAGGTTGACCAAAGGGATTATCGGGTAATTCGACCCATGGTTGATTAACAATAACCAAAGTATTTTCATGTTTTGAGTCTGACCTTCGTGAACCTGAGATTCTTTGGTTTATACCCATACCTATTTTATCTGCGAGTACTGCCGCGTTGTGTTGTTTACCTCCTTTACCATCATAAGTCATCTTACAAGGTACAGAACCTACAGAGTCCCAAAGGAATAAAAGGTCATAATCCAAATCACCATTTTCTTGAGCGTCTAACAAAGAATTAATATAGTCGGTAATTTGTTCAATATATTCAAAGTTGTTATTAAAGATGAAAAATCCATCCCAATCCAACTCACCCGTTTCTTTATCTACCACTTCTTCACAATCAAAACCCATAAGTTTTGCGTGGTCAAATGACCATTTTTGTTCTGTAATAATAAACACAGGAAGTATACCTCTTTTTTGTGCATCAACGGCTGCTTTAACTAAAGCAGTAGTTTTACCTGTGTCAGAATGACCCAAGAACATATTAAGGTGTCCCATAGCAGGACCTGGTACGCCAACCGCATCCAAAAATTCAGTTCCTAAATCATAAAACCTCTGTGGTTTAAATTTTGCCGAAGAAGAGAACTGCTTCTTTATGTCTTTAAATGATTTTTTCTTAATTGCCATTGTATTTTGTTTTTTTCGTTACGAAAATTTCGTAATGAGAAAGATAGGGAAGCTTTTAGACTTCCCTATCTATGGTTTTGTTTTTGTTAGAAAGGAAGGTCTTCGTCGACTTCCATTTTTTCTTGTGGGTCTTCAACTGTCTCAGTAGTTTCTGCCTTAGTGGTTGTTGTACCACCAATAGTTTCAGTGGTATCATCACCATAGACAAACTTCTTAAGTTCAGAATCCCATACAGGGGTCTCACCTCGTGCAACCGCCTCAAGGTATTCGATGGGTCGTTGTGCGTAAACGTCAGACCAAGTCATTTCATCTTCAACCCATTCCTTCATTTGGTCGGAATCGTCACTCAAAGGTGCTGGGTCATCATACATAATCGTTTGGACAACTGTGTATTCGATACCTGAATTAGTTTTAGATTTAGATAGTTCGACAATCAAATCACGACCTTCGTTAGCGTCGGTGATATCACCTTTCGCTCTCCAAATTGGAATGATTTTGTCAAGGATACCCTCTTGCTTGTAGTTGTCCTTAAACCTCCAAAACTTAACTCCATCTTCTTCATTGTCACGGTCAATAACCTTAACAATATAGAATTTACGAGGACGATACTGCATCGCCAACTTTTTATCGGACTCTTTACCTGTAGACATAAGTTCTTCATAAACCTCTGTCAAAGGAGAACGTTCTCCATCATTTTTACCTGGGTCATATAGTTTAACCCATCGTCCGTCTACTTGGACTTCATGAAACCATACTTCTTTGAATGGTGATGAGCCGTCAGGTGTTGGGAGTATACGAACTCTAGATTGTCCTGATTTGGTTCCTTTAGGGAGATACGTAGTGAAATACTTCTTAAGACGTTGCTCCTGTGTCATACCGTCTCCGCTACCGCGGGACTCTGTGTTTTTTTCGTACTGTTGTAGTACTGCGTCGAGTGCATTTGCCATAGTTTTTTCTTTTATTCGTTAAAATTTTATCTGTTACTCATCAACAAATATAAGTGAGAAAAGTACTAAGTCAAATGTGGTATAAATAAAAAAAGACCTCATAAGGGTCTTTTTTTATTTTGTTAAATTAGTTTTGATTATTAATAGACTATCATTGTTTGGATGAAATTCAATTACCCATGTCATACCATTCCAATCTGTCCATTCTTCACCAATTTTAATTGTGTTCTCCCAATATCTTATAGGATATTGTCCGTCCCAATAGGTGGGAATCATTGCGTCAAATCCAAATTTACTCGGATTTTTGTATACTTTAGTTGGGATTTGGTTATAACATCCCGTTAATAAAAAAGTAATCGATAAAAATAATAGTTTATAACCTTTCTTCATCTTCAAATGGTTTATCAAATGACTTTTTGATATCACCATCTGAATAACTTTCTACATCATCTGAAGTAAGAACGTATTCATTCTTACCTGTCTGTTCAAGTTCATCTTGTTTGTCCATAAAAAAATCGGTGAGTTTTTGATTGTAAGGATAACTATCAAGACTTCTAAGTTGTAACTTTTCTTCAGGTGATTTCTGTCTGTATTTTTCGACTTTTTGTTCTAAGTCATTAATCTTATTTAAGATTGTATCCATCTCACCAAGTTTAGAAGTCAAATCATCTAACTTACTAAACATTGTTTCCATATACTCGTCTTGTTTGTCCGATATTTCTTTTTGTGATGTCACTAGTTCAGTAACATCTAACTCTTCAGTGCCACTATCTTCAGTTGTTTCAATTCCTTCATCACCAACAACTTCAACGTCAGGGTCACTTTCTACATCAACAGGTTCGGGAACTTCTTCAACATCAGTTTCTGTGTCTAACCCAACATCATCCGTTTCTTCACCTCCCTCATCAGGTAATTGTGGTAATTCAGTTCCTTCCTGCTCAATGATATAATTATTTATTTTATTATATCTCTCGATTTCATTTATAATTTTTTTATCTATAGACATTGTTGTAATTTTTACCCATTTAATAATGTTTTAACACCATGACGTGTTTCAACTTTCATTGTTTTATTTACTTTCATGGTGTTATCAACTCTTTCTATTAGACCGTCCCTCATTCTGACTGTATAACAATCACCTGTGTCTAAATCACAAACCTCTTTATAACCATTTCCGTTATCTCTTTCTGTAATTCTACTATCTTTTTGTAGATAGTCGTCTAATAATTTTTTGATGTTCATCTGTAATCTTTTTATATAAATATGTTTATTATCAAGAATATTCAAATTTCTCCTCTCTGTACTACTGATTTAAATATATTCAACCATTGGTCGTAATTAGTCTTGAATTTCTCGTTTGTGTTTTTTTGATGGTTTACCTCATTTATTATATCTGATGCAGTACCACTAAATGGAGGATTAAGGTATACATTACTCATATAAAGTATTGTAAGTGTCTTAGGTAATTCGTTTGTGGTGGTTCCTTGTTCTAAAACATCGTATATAGAGTCTGCCATTGGTCCAATCGGGTTTAGTGTTGCCCTCATAAAGTCTAACGATTTATCGATAGTATCAAATGATGCTATTGTTGTTAAAGTTTCACCGTTTTGTACACATACTTGTGAATCAAAGAATTGGTCTCTATTAGGAACTAATACGTCAGTCCTTACATCCATAATATTATTATTATAACAATTTTCTCTGACAGACTTATTTTGTGTCGCAATTCCATATATTAAAATTTTAATTTTATCGCTTGTAAAATTATTATTATTAACATAGTTAATTACATCTTGTGCTTGTATCGGTGTCTTCACCATATCGGTAAATGGTTTTTCAGGATATTTTGTAATTTCTTGACCTTTATCCTCAGGGGCTTGTTTAATATTTTTCATTTTAGATAGCGCTAAATTGTTTTCAGTTTCTCCTGTTTTAGCGTTTATTTCTTCCTGTCTAACTTTTTCTTGATATTGTTTTAATATTTGTCTATTTACACTTGCAACTAATTTATCTGGTGGTGAAAGTGCAAATTTTGGTATTCTAATTCCGTCAAAGTTAGTGGTAAACCCTCTGTTAGTTATATTATGTGTCACATTCATTATTAAGTAAGGTCCATAAAATAATGGTACGTTTGTAAGATTAAAATACATTGTAGGTTGTATCATCGCATTACCTAATGATTGTACTTGACAGGTGTAACTTCGTGTTTTATAAAAGTTATACAGAGATTGTGATTGTTGAGCAACTTGTTGTCCCGATGCTTGTGAACCCATATCTGCTAATACTTGGAATGTTGGTCCTATGTTTTTATGTTGGTTCATGTCTATAGAGACTGAGTTAAACACTCCCTGATTTCTTTTTCCGAAATCTACTTGGAATCCTACACATCTATTACTTTCAGAATAATTAGTTTTATTTGTTTGATTTTCTCTTAATGGACAATCCGATGGGTTTGTTATATCAAATGCATCATCACCTTTTCTAAAAGTATTATTCTGCCCTGTACCCAAATTAGCTGATGGTTCACCAACATATATACCTATCATTCTTGGTCTACTATCCTTTGTATCAACTTCCATAAATGTACCAAATAAGTCGTTTGGTATGTCCTGTGGTAACGGTTCTCCTTTTTTAACTCTATCGTTTCGACCATAAAAATTTGTATAAGCCGGTGTTGGTATAAATGTGAAATTATTTTTTTGGTAAATTAGACCTAAAAGTCCGTACACTGACATTTTATCATTTCTACCGGTTATAAATCCTTCTAATTCAGAAATATTTACAACTACCTTATCCCCTATTGGTCTATTAGCCCTGTCTAAGAATAAAAAGTCTTCAAAAATAGTTCTGTTTTTAAAGTCTTGCCCTGCCACCCATTTATCGTTAAGTGCTTGAAACGTTTTCCATAGTTCAAGTTTTGGTATATTTCCATCAATTTTAGACAATCCAATCGCCTCTTCAGTGATTGATACTGAAGGTAAGTCCCTATTTAATTTTATGAATATTTGATTAAGTATATTCTCTTGGAAATTTTCCTGCTCTAACATATAATCGTTTAGGTCACCTATAAATTTACTTTTATTCATAGATGGGTCTTGTGATTTTTTGGCTCCGTATATTTTAATTAATGGTGATAATAATTCTACATTACTTTCATTAAATTCAAATCCCATGTCAACGAAAAAGTCAGTTAAATATGAACCGTTATCTCCATATCTAAAACCTGTTTCGGAAAAATCTCCTACGTATTCGTACATAGCTCTCCAAGCTTCAGGGTATGAACCTTTACTTGTACCTAAACTAACTCCTCCCCCTTCTGTTGGTAGAGAACCTATGACATAATTTCCGAAGTTGTATGGGTCTTTTATTTTTTGTGAAGATAATGTGGTTAATGAACCATAAACTTTATTGTTATATTTTGAGGGGTTACCAATTTTAAGTACCGTGTCTTTATTTATAAATAAATCTATGTGGTAGTTTATAAATTGATTACTTTGTGATTTAGTTAATGACGTTAAGACGTTATCAAAGTTTTGTTGTGTTTCTGGTTTTTCAACCATCAATAAAGATTTTAAAACTTCATATATATTTAAATCGTATCTATATAAGTTAGGTCCATCATATAAACTTTCTTGGTTTTCGTATACCGCTTTCCACTTTATTACATCATCGACCGAAACTCTCCCACCCTCATATTGACTTTTAATCTCATCACTTTCCAAGAACTCTTCAAATGTTGTATTTCCTCTATTAACTAAGAATTGTGTTTTATTTGGTGGTTGGCAAAAATTTAAAAAGTGTTCTTCAAATAAATCTAACATGTCTTTAGTAAAGACTCCAAAAATATCATCTATTGATGAATATGTTAGTGATGTACTATTACCTAAATTAAATGCTTGTTCATTTCTATCATCAGGGTTTATATGTTTTATATACTGATTTGGTTTGGGTTTGTCAATCATTTCATTTGAGAAATACCCAAAATTAGATGACGACCATAACGCTCTTACCCCTCCGTTATAAATGGATGGATTTGTTGTTACGTTTTGTTTGTGATTACCAATTGTGTCAAAACACTCAAACCTAGCTTGATTAAATTTAGCCTGACCAAAAGAAGGAATAATTAAAACTTTATTTTCTTCGTTTTCTCTAAAATCAAAATTACCTTGTACATTAAAATACTGAG